ATCATATAATAATATTATAAGCTACATAACATAAAAAATGGGACGTTTCTATAATGGAGATATTGAAGGAAAATTTTGGGTTGCAATTCAAAGCAGTAATGATATTGAAGAATTGGTCACGGTTACGCCACATATATATTATTCATGGAATGTGTGTGGTTGTACGGCTGAAATCCATGATTATGAATATTGTAAAGAGTGTTACGATTCAAAAGAGGAGCATATAAATGCTGCGATTGACGAAGATGTATATGACGACGATGGATGTTTATATTACGAAGATCAAATGATAGGTTATAGTTTAGACAAGGAGACACATTATTCCGAATTAGTAAATAATTTAAATGAATTAAAACAGAAAATCGGCGAAGATATTATCGAAAAATTCGACAAAATTGAGCGAAACGACGATATATTGAATGCATTTACTGGAGTATTTAATAACACACATGATTGTGAAAATACAACGAAAACACAAGAAGAAATACGCAACTTGATGACGTTAGTTGCAAGATATACATTAGGATATCAAATTGAGTATTGCCTGAAAAAAAATGGGGATTGTAATATTAGTTGTGAATATTAATAAACAGTTGGATATTTACATCGATGAAGATTTAAGTTCGCACACAAAGTGTGCGTCTTAATTCATTTATCGGTAACGATTTCCATTGAGAAATAAATCCGCACAGCGGATGTAAAAGTCCATATTTGCTTGTTTCCGGTGGTATAAATAAAAAACAATATGTACAATCATTTGGGGGATTTTTTATTCAAACTGAACAAAGGTGTGGTGTTCATATTTATATTTGTGCGCGGTGTAACTATTGTATGATGTATATTCATCACTTTCGACGATACGATGAATTATAGTTACATTACTTGAATTTCCGATGATATCCGTTGTGTGTATTCCGTCTGGTGTATATTCATCACTTTTAACGATTTGATGAATTGCAGTTACATCATTTGTATTTCCGAGTGTATTCGTTGTGTGTATATAGTAATCAACAAAGCACGTACCTTCTGACGTTCCTCTAAGATTTCCATTTACCGGACTTGGAATATAAAAGATAATTCCTACAAACACTAGACAAATACCCCATTTCAATAGTTGTAACATAATAATAATAATATTTAAAACATTGTTATGTTCAATTTATAGATGAAAAGACCATTCAATTTTACATCAAACCAATGCGTATTTTTCGTATGCTGTTGTCTTCTGTTTCAAACAAGAATAATTGAACCGTGTGTGTAGTATATTCATCCAAGTCACAAGTGGTTTTCAGTCGAATCATTTTGCGTAAATCTTCCAAATACACGTTGTATGTGAAGTCATCGCGTTTTCCGATCTGTTTATCAAACACGATCCCATTGTATGTTTGATTGACTATATCTGGATTTGTCGCACACAAATGAACCATTTCGCATTCGGATTGTAATTTACGGATGGACTTCATATCACAATTCAATTCGCCCATTCGTAGGGTCCATTTTTGCAGAAATTCAAGAGACAAATCGCACTGGAGTACGGAAGTACAAAACATAAGTTGATTAAGAACGTCAACTAACCGACGTATGGGACTCGTTATTTGGACATATTTTCGGTCATTCATCATGGCGTGTTTCATTTCGACACCCTCTTCATACAACTGATAAGATCCGGATACATTGTTCCACATAGAAAGTGTGCGATTGGTTTCAGGTGAGAAATTGAGAGGTAATTTATCATCACTATCCAATAGTGTTGCTGTGCGAAACAAACCCGTTTTATGTTCATGGAGATGATTTGCACATAAAGTATTCATTTTCATCATCCAAAATGCTACTACATCATGACTATCACAGACACCACTGTCCAATTTTGTGGTCAATACTGATAATTTCTGATAATGAGCATTTTTCAAAAGTTTGGCTTCTTCATACCGAAAGTTTTTGCGGATGCGAATAACAGCGTTATACATATTAGGTGATTCAACCAACAAACCATGTTGGTCAAATACCAGGTCCATGACGAAGACCACCGACTTTTCTTTTTCATTCAAACTGCACCATTTATCAGCTAATAATGAGGGAATCATATTTCGCTTACAATCGGGTAAATATATTGTTGAAACACGGTCGCTCAAATGATCCCACAGTTGCAAATGTTCCAACCAAAGACACACATTGGCTATATACACCGATACTACAGTGTGTTCCGGATTTATAGGATGAGGAGATATACTTAATCCATCATCCAAATCCACACTTCCTATGGGATCAATCGTAAATACATATTGGTCACTTTTGTCGATGATATGAAAACGACTGTTTTGTTCCATTGTCGCAACGTGATCATTGTAAGACCCCTGTTTGAGTGTTTCATGTACAGTATGAGTAAAACGTGTAACGGAATGTTGTAGATTACGACAATGCATTTGGTATTCATAAAAGGGTTCGAGTTCATTGACTGAGCCGAGTGTTTCGATAATTGTACCGACGGGGTGTTTTCCGACCCAATCCGAAAATCGAAAAATCACATATTTATTCACATTGGTCTTGTCGAATCCAGGTTTTACATTATATGGGACGAGGAATGCAGGTAAATATTTTTGATGAGGAATACATTTAAACAAGAGACGTCCATTGTTGGTACGACCAAATGTTTTCGAATTTTGTAATTGCAAAACACCAGGAATTTTATCCAACTCACGTGTAGGAGAAAGATGTAATTGGATTGTCGTATCGGTCTTAGTAGAGAAAATATCACCCGAAAATAGTTTTTCTGAACTTGGACAAATAGACATTGTTAAATTCTTATTTTCTTCGCATCCTTCAGTTTTGACGGACCATTCAGAATAATTTCGGTCAGAAACGGATAATATATAGCGGGTCATAACGCAATATAATATATGATATGAATAAATTTGTATGTATTTCAATGTAATCTAACATGGATTCAATTTTCTCCAGATATTCACAATTATATAGCAAATAAAAACTAGGATTCTATTTTAGCAACATTATACAAGTATAATAAACGAAAATTTTATAACGTTAATTTATATCAATTTCGTAATAAAATAGAATTACATGGTATTCGAATATAAAGTCAAAAAATATCATAATCAACTCTCGTTACAAATGGGTGAAACAATTCAACCCAAAATACTTTTTCCACAAACAACTCCAAGTAAAAATAAATCGTCAAATGTACCACATAAAAACAAAATGAGTCATATTATGAAATCGGTCGCACCTAGCTACAATGGATATACACCATTCATGAATGATATCGATACATGGAGATCGATCAAAAATTCTCCACCGGAAAACAAAATTCCATTGAATATATTTCAAACATATCACACGTTGGATCTACCTGTACATATGAAACAAAACATTGAAGAATTACAGAAGAAAAATCCAGAATTTACATATCAACTGTTTGACGATGCGATGTGTAGAGATTTTATTCAAAATCATTTTGATAAACCTGTGTTACATGCTTTTGATTCATTAATACCCGGAGCATACAAGGCAGATTTGTGGAGATATTGTGTATTGTATATTCATGGTGGAATTTATATAGATATTAAGCTGAAATCTGTGAATAATTTCAAATTAATTGAATTATTAGATAAAGAATATTATGTGAAAGATAGATTAAGCGGAGGACAAAATGGAATATATCAGGCATTTATGGTAAATTTACCAAAAAATCCACTTTTATTAAAATGCATCCAACAAATTGTGCAAAATGTAAAGCATAAATATTACGGTAGGAACCCATTATCCGTTACAGGACCTCAATTAATGTCTAATTATTTTTCTCAGTCGAGTATTCGATCAAATGATTTGTATCACGGACCAGAGGGTTGCTGTATTTATATAGGAAATTCCAAAATAATGGATCATTATTCACAATACCGAAAAGAACAACGCAATACACAAAAAACTGCTTATTATGCAACTTTATGGAAAAAAAGGCAAGTTTATAGAAATGTGTAATACCTCAATTTTTCTAAATTCGTAAATCTCTTATATTCATGACTGAATGTGTTTCTTACTCATAAACATATTTTTATACATATTAAAAGTTAATATTATGTTTTTTTCAATATTAATTGAACTATTTACTAGTTCATAGTAATCTGGTAATTCTGGAAAAAAAGTATCACATTTATACTCATTGTCTATATGTGTAATATAAATTTTATCAATATACTCAGGCATATCTAAAAATTGCTTGTAAATTGTACTCCCACCGATTATCCAAATTTCATCATATTTTGAATCCGTTGATATACATGTAGGTATTTGTAGGCGCATCTGAGAATAAGATATATTATTAAAAACGGTATTATTATTAATATCATTGTCGATGTTTTCGATTGTTATTTCTGGATTTTTGGCGGGCCAAGTCATAGACATACGATCATGAGGCGATCTGGGCGTACGTTTATATTCCATATCCAATAATGCAGAATCTTTTTTTGCATCAGATTGAGATGATTGTTTCTTTTGAACTAAATAAAAAATGTCTTTTATACTTTTGCATAAAAACATACTTTCTGGAATTTGGGTTAAGGTAGATGATAATATAATATTATCTCTATAAGGTAATTCTTTATTAATACTATGATATGTATTCTTACCCATAATTATTGCATTATTACCAGCACCTTTTGTTAAGTTTTTAAAATAGGTAAGATCTTCTTTAAACGACCATGGTAATTGATTATTTAACCCAATTCCACGATTATTATCCATAGCAACTATTATATTAAATTTCATAATATACATATTTGAAGATTTAAACCGTCGGACATTCAAAATGGGACATTACGAATATCCATCGGTATAAATCTAATATTCATTCGAAAAATGTAATACCAACATAAAGTATTATATCTCAATATTTTTCAAATTCATAAATCTCTTGTATTCAGGACAATATTCTAAAAATTTTAAAATATTTTCCTTCTTTCCGTAACTATGTAACTTATGTACGCAAAATGTTGGTTTGAAATACGACGTGTGTGTGCAAAATCGTGTTGAAAATTCATCGAGACCAACATTCAATTTTAGTTTTAACATTCCAGCGACAAAATATAAATCTTCTGGGAATTGTTCCATTTTACATCCAGAAAAGAATTTCAATGTATTTTTTGGCGGAAAGGTCTTTACAACTTTTATCA